CTGGTTCAGCACCAAATGTAATTTGTGTAGGTAATATAAGTAATGAAACAAAAAATAATTTAGAAATAAAGTTTGGTAGCAGCAACAGTGGACCTAGAGTAGATATTTTTAGTCCGGGCACCAATATAATTAGTAGTTATATTGACAAATCAGGAGTTAACTTAGTAGATCCTAGAAACAATGAACAAAAGCTTGCTTTTTTAACAGGATCTAGTATAGCTTGTGCTCAAATAACAGGAATGGTTGCTTGTATGTTACAAATAAGAAGAAATTGGAATATTCAAGATGTAAAAAATTGGTTAGATCAAAACAGTCAATCTAATCAAATTTATGATACTGGGATTGATACAGATTATACTGTAAGAGATAGTTTATGGGGTGCTAATAATAAATTTTCTTTTATGTATCCTAGTAATGCCACACATTCTATTAGGAAACTTTAATAATGGCAATTAATTTAAATCATCAATTAGATACTTTAGGTACAAGTAGTCAAACGATACAAATAGAAAATACTGGTAATTTTATTTTACCAAAAGGTAATACTAGTCAACGTTTTCCTAGTACAGGAATTAGTGCAGATGCAAGTATTAGGTATAACACTGATACTTGCAACATAGAGTATTTTACAAAAAATGCATGGTTTAATGTTCCTCAATATTTAGATGATTTAGTTGATGTAAATGTTATACAACCAGCTGACGGGCAAAATAGATTTGTAGGTTATGATCCTAATACTTGTACTTTTAATTTAAGTAATTCAATATATGATCTAACTGTAGAAAACAATGCATTAATTTGTGGAGATCTAACAGTTTGTGGTACTACTACTAGTATTCAAACTATTGAAGTTCAAATTAAAGATAAAAATATTACTTTAGCAGATGGTGCAACAAATTTAACAGATGTAGATGGAGCAGGAATAACAGTAGATTATGCTGATGCAAGTTTAATATATTGTTCTACAACTGATACATGGAATTTAAATAAAAATTTAAGTGTGTGTTGTATATTTGGTCAAGTTAGTGATATTTCTAATTTTACTACTACTGATTTACCTGAAGGTATAAATTTATATTACACTGATACTAGATCTAGATCAAGTATTGGAGTAGTTGACTTAACAGGAAGTTCAGTATTAACTTATGATCCTGTAACTGGTATTATTACATATAATGGTACTGATGGAACAGCAGGAACGCCAACAGATGGAACATGGTTAGATGGAGCATTTTTGGGTTTTGAAGACAGCGATTTAGTTGTGGATATATTAGATGAATTAAATGAGTCTTTAGAAAATGTACGAAGAAATACCTTTGTTAGAAGTGTAATTTTTACCGGAAACCCGTTATCAGGTGGTGAAGGAACTACTGTAACATTAATTATAAATGCAGAAGGAGATGCAAACAGATATGACATAGATTGGGGTGACGGTTCACAAACAACAGGAACAGCAGACGATACACCTAGTCATGTTTATACTAGTAATGCAAACAGTCCTTATACTGTTAGCGTAAGAGCTTATAATAATGGATCTATACCTGGAACTGCTGGTAGTGAAGCTAGTCACACAGAAATAGATTATATAATAATTTATACTGCTGATCCAAATGCTGCTTTTGCCTTATATAGAAATTCTACAGGAGGGTCAGAGCTATTAGGAAATAATTTGTATGTTATTGAAGGTGACAGTTTGTGGATGCAAAATAATACATCAAATACATTAATGGCTGACGTTACATATACTTTAGATTGGGGTGATGGAAGTTCTATTAGTAATATTGTAAGTGATAATGTAAATGGTGGCGTTAGTGGAGGAAGATTACAACATACTTGGGCACCTGGAACTGCTACTGGTAATGGAGTTGATACTTTAACATTGACATTAGTTTCACATACAACTGCAGATCCTGCAGTTATACCTAATAATACAACTTTACCTTTGAAAGTTTATGATCCAAATATAGGACCTCCAGATGGACTTAGTACAAAAACTATCAACGGTCCGTCTAATGTAGGTACAAGTCCTTATTTAACTAGTGGTTATACTAACAACAACAACAGTAATACAGCGTCAGGTTCGTTAGTAACTAGAGTTTTAAATAGCGGTACTGTTAATACTAGCACTATTAGTACTTTTGCATATAATGCTGATAGTGGGGTTTTAAGTGCTAAAGTTAATGGAGTAGATGATGGTCTTGTTAACCTTACAAGTGCAGATAATAGTGGCACATATACAAGTTTAGTAGTTACAGAAGAGAGTGATTATAACTTGTTATCTACTAGTGGTAGTAGTATCTCCTTTAACAACAGTATATACCATCCTGGATTATTTAAAGGTTTTAAAGCAAATGTAACAAAAAATGCAGCTACATTGCCATTAGGAACGAATGATTACCAATTAAGTCATAGTACTACAGGAGATACAAACAAAGTAGAATTTGTTGTAGACGATTTAATAAATACTCCCACTACTAGTTCAGGTACTTTCAGCGAAAATATAGGAAACTATAGATACATTAGTGGAATTCCTTATTATAAATCAGGTAGTTCGTTAACATTAAGTGGTGTTACTATAGATGATTTTATTGGTCAAGTGTATGCAAATATATCTGACGTATTTACAGTAAGTAGTGGTGTAAATTTAGAAGGTACTAGTCAAAGTGGTATAGATACTCAAAATTTTACATATAATCAAATAAATGGAAGTGTTAGCTTTTTAACAGCAGGAATTCCTAATGCTAATACTGGTAATGGAACACCTTATACTATTGGAAATGTTACAGTAGACATTACTAATAACAATGTTCGAACAATTGATAGTTTAAAGTATCTAACTGCTAATATAAATGGTGCTGGTTCTTGGTATAATAATACAAAAAATATCGCTGTACATACAGCTAATCAAAGTGGAATAAGTGAAATAGGTATAGAGGTAAGTAATTCTTTAGGATCTACATTTACGGATGATGGAATTAGAATATTTGATTTTAGTGGTAGTACTATAAACAATCCGTCTTTTGTTAACAACATAAATTACTACACAAATAATACATATAGTGAAAATTTAGATCCAGGTGTGCAAGGAACAAAAGAAGCAACTGTAAGATTGGGTGTATTAGAACACAATGTAACAGATTATAGTGTTAATTATTTACCTGTAGGTCCCAACAGATCAGGAGATACTGGTACCCAATATTTTACTTTTGCATTTCGAAGAACAGTTGTTGCAAATTTTGATATTAATATTGTAAGCAATACTGGAGTAGCTGGGCTTTGGATAGCAGCACCTAATACAGCCATAGATAATACTAGCACTATAAATGGATGGTTAGATTGTGGTATACAGTATAATGGAGCAGGCGTGCCAGGTGCAGATGTAGGAGCAGGAGGTAACGGTAGTAATGGATGTGCTGTCACAGGTGCAGATATTATTCAACCTAATACTAATTTGAATTCTTCTTATAGAATGACACTGGGCACAGAAAATTTAACAAATGCTTTTGGTAATGTTGCATTAGTAAGGATAGCTTTAACAGCAGGACAACGGATAACATCGTTGAGTATTTCATAAGGGTTTGTAATGGCAATTAACGATACACAGAAGGTTGACTTTTTATGGAAAAAGTTAGGCTACGGTGCGGCTAAGACTGATATTAATAGTATCAAGAATGCGACTAACGAAAGTATAGCTAGTCCTTTACTTATTAGAGGAGATACTGTATGGACAGATGCATCACAAATTCCCACAGTCAAACCTACTACTAGCTCTGCGATTGTAGAAATTTATGATGACAATTTAGGTAATACAATAGAATGTGAGGAAGATACCACTGCTAGCCCTAGTAGAACATGGAAAACAAACCTAATAGATTGGATTCCATCGGAGTTTGGATCTACTTACCAAATCAAAGTTTACATTGATAATGCAGGTGCAGCTAATCCTCAAACTACAGGAACGCAGGTTTTTGCTGCAGGTAGTGGAAACAACGATGAATGGTTTTTTGATTATAAAGCAGGTGTATTAAATTTTATTGGAAATAATTTACCTGCCAATATTTCAGGTAAAAAAATATATATCGTTGGTGCAAGATATATAGGTAATTTAGGTAGTAATTATAGCTCTTTAAATTTAGGTAACTTTCACATTTATGATAACACTATAGAAGTTATCAACACAAATGGAGATATAAACTTAGTTCCTGATGGTACTGGTAGGTTAATAGTTGCAGGTGACACAAAAATTGACAGTACTGGTGCATTAACTATACCTGTAGGAAGCACCTTAGATCGTCCAACACCTTTAGAACAGGGAATGATTAGATATAATACGGACGACAGTACTTTTGAAGGATATGATGGTACAAATTGGGGATCGCTAGGAGGTGTAAAAGATGTAGATCAAGATACATATATAATTGCAGAGACTAGTGCAGGTGCTGATAATGACCAATTAGATTTTTACACAGGTGGCACCCAATCCTTACAATTAAACAGTAATGGTGATTTACTGTTTGGTGATTCTCTTAATAAAGTTACAATTGAATGGGCAACAGGTAATTTCTATACTGCAGGAGCAGTAGAAATTACTGGAGATCTTACAGTTCATGGCACTACAACATCTATTAATAGTAATGTTGTTACTATTGATGATAAAAATATAGAGTTAGCTAATGGTTCTGCTACGTGTTTAACAAGTGATGGTGCAGGTTTAAGCGTAGATTTAGGTGCAGATGGTTATGCTACGTTTACTTATGATGGTCCAAATGACCGCTGGACAATGAATAAAAACCTT